TCCCAGTTTGTTCAGTAGCCGCTGCAGCAATTCGTACACGGCCCCGAACTCCCAATCTGTGCCGGCGATGTTTTCGATGTGCACCGAACCCTGATGCAGCGTATACGCACACCAGCCGACGATGTGCTTGTGCTCGTCCTCGCACACCATCGCGATTCCGTTGCGTAATTTGCAATGTTCCAGCAGGTCGGCTTGATCCCACGCGTGCATGGCACCGAGTTCCAGTGCTTCATCAACGTCGCGGCGGATTAACCAGCGGACTGACAGGGGCTCACTGTTCATTACGCAACCTCACATATTCCGGGTGATCCTTGTCATAGTCCCGCATTAACCGGCTGATCGCCTGTTCCCGATTCCGTTCGCTGACGTATCGAGTCGTTTTCATGACTGCTGCGAAATAGCCGCGAGCGTGGTTGATAATTCGTTGCGTTTTGATTGTCTCTGCGAGGTCGTCGGTCATTTTTGTTCGTCCTTGAGTTTGTACGCGGTCACCGTCTTGCCAGACACCCGGCAGGTCTTAACGCCATCGGCAATGATGCGGCCACGCTTGAGTAATCCTGTATACCGTTTCCGATATGATTCGGTTTCGGTGTGCTTGCCGTCGCCTTCCAGGCAATTGAACAGCCGAGCGGCATCATCTGCCGCTTCGCGTGCTGTCTTCGGCCAGAGCCTGAACGCGGAAAGTAAACGGGATTCCAGCTTGCCGAGCTTCGGCAGCATCTCATCCGCTGCAGCGTGCGACGTGTCCGGGTCGGAGTCGCGTGCGATCTTTGCGGGCCGCTCGTCGTCGAATAGCGTTGGCTGGTGTGTCACTGCACTGACTCCATACGAAAAACCCGCCGCACACCTGAGCAGAGGTATACGACGGGAAGCGGTTCGCTTTTTGATCTTCTGTGTTGCCTGCTCGCAACGGGGGACATCTTGCCAACACCTTTTGATTCTGTCAACCCCACTCAGTAAGTTTGATACTTGGCGTGCCCGGTAGCCACGAGTGCGTCTGACAGGTTGCCACCGTCCAGAATAATCTCCGCAACATACCTGCCGTACTTTCCCTGCTTATCCTGCTCGGTCGTCACCGTCACGTCCTTGCCCAAAATCTGCGACCGCAGCCAGTCGCGTGCAAGTAATCCCGCCGGTCGTTCGGTGCCGCGAACCTCCCAGGCATTGATTCTGGCGAGCCGCAGACGCTCGACCCTGAACGTGTGAAATCCAAGATCGACCCTGACTGTGATCGTGTCGCCGTCATAGACTTTTTGAACGAACGCGGAGTATTCGTACATGTCACTGCCCCGCCAGTAGTTTTTTCAGTTCGCCGATGTCCTCGCGAAGCTGCTCAAATTGTGACCGCTGCCGTTCCTCGACGACTGCGATCCGCTGGCCGTTGGCGACGACCTCGCCACTGATCCATCCGCAAAACGAGAACGCGACAGCCCCGAGGATGATCCACCCGGCCCATTTGATTTTCTGCATGTCGGCGTTGCTCATTTCGGCTTCCCTGCTCGCGTGACGAACTGCCGCACGGCTTCACTGGCTGCCACTGCCGTGATGATTGCACCGAGTGCTTTGAGTTCTGTTTCGTCGAACGTGGACGAGAACAGAAACAGCGAACCAAGTGCGGCCAGAAGGTAAGTAGCGTGCATTGCCCAACGCCAGAACGGCGAAGCGGAATCTTTGATGTTCATTCTGGATCTCCCTTCGGCAGCGTCTTCCGCCACGGGCCGACCGTGTAACTATGACGGTCAGTTTTGTATCTGGTCCGTGTCGGCAACGTACACACCCGCCGTATATGACATGCTCCCAGCAGCGGTGGCATTATCGACGACGATCAGGAGCACGTCACCGCTTCCCGATCTTTGCTGGTATACGTCAAGGTCGGCGGGAATGCCTGCCTGAAATACCAGGTCCGCGTAATCGTTGACAGTGGATGCTTCCACCAGCAGGTGAGTATGGACTGCCCGCCCGACTTCGCCCATCACATAGACTCCCGCACCTTTCGGAATGACCGCTGAGATATTGTTATTGAACGTGACAGTATTGCCCGTGATCGATGCAACGTCGTTCGCTTCGATGCCTGCGTCGGTCATGTAACAGATCCAATCGTTCGCATCGATTGTTTCCTGAGCACCTGCCGGCGTGACGTGCGGTGACGTGTCATCTAGTTTTAGTGTGGTCTGCCCGCTGGCAGCCTCGGCAGCCGCTAGCGTCGTGCCGATTGTCTTCATGAGGTAGATATTGTGTGCGGTGGTGGAACACTTATAGCGCATGTGCGTAAGTCGCGGGATGTGCCCCGCCAACGGCGGAATCGCCTCCGTCACTTCTGCCCCGATTGACTGCGTCTGATATCCGGTCTGAAAAACTGGCATGTTAAAAGCCTCCTAAGTTATGGCGTTGCAACGCCGCTGGTTCTAATCTGTAAATCAAGGACCGTCGTACTGACTGCCCATCCTAAAAACGTGCCGAACTTGCCCGTTGCCAGGTCACTGATCGGCATGATTTTTCCGCTGCTTCCGATCACGTACGCCGTGTTCGTCACGAGCGTGGCACCGGGTGTGATAAGTCCTTTTTTGACAATCTGGATTTTCACCCCGTCCTCACCATAGCCGATCACAAGACCTTTGCAGGCAGCAACCACAGCGGACGTATTTGCCGCTTTGTGGTATTCCTCGTCACTATGGAAATACAACGGCATCATTGGCGTGATTGTTTCGCCGGCGGTGCCTTCTATTGTTTCGGCTGTCGCGCCGAGTCGGACGTTTGCCGCTGTTATTGTCAGTTCTGCCATGTCACCTCTCCAATGCCACCCCAACCAACGCCCACGATCTTCTCAGCCGTCTGATGTTCCTGCTTGATCTCATTCCACAATGTATGCACATGGCAGTCTTCCCGCCGATGCTTCAGTGCGTCCGCCACATCATGAAAGTAAATTCGCTCCGGATTCAACGTCTGCGCGAATTCCCAATCAGCAGTCACGCCCGCCAGTGTATGGTCGCCGTCGATAAACACTGTTTCAAAATTGTACTCGGTTCGCAGTCGCTGTTGTATAGCTGGATCCTGAGAACTGCCCGTAATGACGGACGGTGCCGCGTTGTCTGCCTGCGGTGCAATATCCACGCTGACGATATCCATGTCCGGGAATCGTTGCCTGATGTGGTATTCGAGTCCGCCGTGTTTGCTGCCGATCACTAGCAGACTGCGTGTACCTTCCAGTCTATCCAGCAGCCAGTCTAGTTCCCGCTGGTGCTGTTCTGTGCGAGGTCCGCCGATTCGGGAGACCTCCCACTCGAACGCCTTATCGATCCATGCAGGCCAGTTGTTGATGTCATAAGGTGCTTTGAACGGCAGGCCGTCAGCAAAGACACAGGAGACATTCTGTGGCTGGCAGACATCTCCGGGCCATGCCTCCGTCCCGCCATACGCACCTTTGACCGCGGGGATTCCGTCGCCGATCAGTGACTGAGTTCTGCCCTGCCAAAACGTGCCCGACCAGTGCCACGAATGGGCAGGCTGTAGCGGCATTCTACCGAACGTCCGGAACGCTCCGAACATCTGATAGCCGTCCGCCATTGCCGCTGTCGCCTGCTCGTGATTCAGTGCGACCATCTCCCACATTAAATCACACCACAGATGCACGGCTTCCATGTCTCGCGTGTGTGCCCTGACGCCTTTGCAGTGCCCGTAGACGGTCACGCTGTCCGGGTCTGACGAATCCAGCAAAGGCAACGCCGCACGCAGCGTCTGAACCTCTCCGGAGCCTGTGGCGTCTCCCTGCCCTTTGTTCTCGAATTCCAAATACGTAAACCCCTCACCGAGCGTATCCCGGACAGCGTCCGCTGATTCGGAATCCGGACTGATTGACAATCCGACAATCCGCTCACCCTCGCACGTTGCCGCGAGCTCTTTGATTCTATCGACGTGTCGCCGCCAGCCCTCGACGGGCCATATGTGCCAGATCATATTGCGGGTCGGGTCACCCATAAACAGGAACGGCTCCGGCTTAGGTGCTGCCAGCGATTCCTGATGTAGCCGCTTCTGCAACTTCGACAGCGGCATGGTGATTGTTCCGCCCTTGCCGTGTTTCAGTCCCCGCGTTCGCTTTGGCTTCGATATTGATTCTTCAACCCATCCACGAATCTTATTCTCAGTCATTCCAAGATGTATCGCCTGATCAATTCGTACAGCAATCCGCTGCCACAGCTTCGGAGCCTGTCCCGGTGCCCGTGCTGCAATGTCTGCTACGATTCGGTCGATATCTTTTTCGACCTGATCCGCCGTCATACTGTTGAGTTCTGTGATCAGATCCCGGCACGTTCCGCAGGTCATGATTCCCGGCTCGGCTTTGCTAATCACGTTTTTCAATCGCGTGCCGATATTACTTCGCCTGATCTTTCGTTTGCGGATCGATGCCGGGTCAATCGGCAGCGACAACGGCGGCAGGTCGTAACCCTGTGCTGCCCAGCGAAAACGGAACGACAGCACCTTATCCGGTGACATGTCTGCCTCACCTTTCGCGATTGATATCCTGCGTTGTCCGGTTAGTGGTTTCATTCGGTCACAATCGCCATCATGTGTGCGGGTGTCAGGTTGCCTTCACAAATCCCGGAAGGAAATAACGTGCCTGGATCGTCCGGCCGGAACGTAATTTCCAACGGGTCGCATTCCAGCGTCCCTGTCTGTGTCATTGACGCGTCGGCAACGGGATTACAATGGACTGGCTCTCCTGGTCGCGCCAACGCGATGCAGTTGTCATACCACTGGATGCCCAGCGCAAACACCCCAGCGGAACACGCCAACACAACTCGCCAATGTGTCGGTCCACCTGGATACGCCGGGCATGGGAATCCCAGCAACTCCGAGTACCAAACTCCTTCATCATTTCCGAGACCGATTAGCGAACCACCAAACACAGGGACCGTGACAGCGGCACACGAGCAGTCATCACCAAGTCCAGCCGGCGGAACGTCTGGACCTGGTGCAATCTGGATGAAGTCGACATACAGCGTCTCGTTTAGTGCGATGTCAGGGCAACACTCTGTGATGATGCCTGAACATTCGCCGCATTCCAGACACCTTACGCTGACCGTGTAATCGTTGTCTCCGATTCTCTGCGTCCACGATCCTCCCAGCGATTTGCAGTCAACGACGGCGGATTCCGTCATCGTTATTGAAACATCTTCGCCGCCGATGGTGCCCGTGGCGGTGCCCGACAACATGCACGAATCGTCGTAATCACTGCGCGACAGATCGACCGTAACGGTGACGCTGTCGTCGCCGGGATTGCACTCCACGTCGCCCTCCCACGTCGCACTCGTTACCGTGTTGTCGCAGGTCTCGCCAGTGAATCCAATCACGCCCGTGCAGACGTATAGTCCGCCGGTCACGGTCACGCATAATTCGGGGCAGGTACATTCACAATTGCCGCAGAAGTTGCGAGCACATGCAGATTCTGCGTATTCGTCGTGACTGCCTTTACGTCTCGCCAGTTGCAGGTATTCGGTAACGGTCCACTTGAACGTGCCGGATTCGCCGCTGTACTTCTCATGCTCGACGGAGTCATCCCAGTTGCGGCAGGTGACGGACTGGTAGGCGTAATCATCACAGAGCGGTTTAGACCAAACAAGTTCGCCGTCGAGTTCCACATTTATCGTGCAATAGGATTCGTCCCAGTACGCTTTAAAATCAATCCCGCCCGCTGAGCCGTTCCATTCCTCGCCGTCGCCCAATGCCTTTCCGTTGCCCTCGACGACGTCGTCCACTATCCATTCCAGGCACAACCTGCATGGACCAATCCGGCAGCAATCGCAACCGGGCAGGAGCATTTCATTACAGACCTTGACCGGCTCGTTGTCTGGCTGATATTTACGCGTGCCGAGACCGACCACGCCGAAATGATTCATCGGCATTTAACAGCCTCCGTTCCATTCGACCATCAACAGGTCCCAACGCTTTTCACATTCCGCCCAGTCATTCCAGTAGATTGCCAACGCCCGAGGTCCGATCAGTTCCGGGTCGGTCAGATCATTCATAAACCCGAAGTAGTCTTCTATAAAATATGTTCCGTATTCGTCGGCACCTGGTGGCGTGCCGCATCCGGTGTATCGCTCAATGGCACTGATGTCCGTGGTCAGCACACCTTCGTCACAGTCTGCATAGAGGATCTCGAACGCCATGATATGGACGCCGCCGCCGCCGCCTTTTTTGTGCCACCGGCCAGGCGGGCCGACGTTCGGACGTTCACGCCTGATCGTTTCACGAACAACCCTCTTCAGTTGTTCGTTGAATTCTTCGCTGGGAACTATGCCAGTCATCAGTCGATCCCTGGCAAGGTCGACAGGTCCGACGTTCCATAAACCTGGTATGATCCGAACACGGCGGAAGACGGCGTCGGATTAGTCTGTGCGACGCCTTGACCATCGAGCATAACAGGCGTCGTGACTTCGTCTTCGTTTGTGTCCTTGATCTGAACTAGTTCGCCATATTCCAGTTCGCGGAATCCTACGTCCATTGGCTCCAGTAGCCAGCCGTCTTTGTGAATGTGCAGTTCAAACGACATTGAATAAAAGTCAACATCATTCCGTCGCTGCCGCTCGCTGATCTCCAACCGCGACATTCGAGCAAGTCCGGCACCGATCACCAGCCCGCCTACTGTAATCTGTGAATCATTCACGTTGTTCTGTTTGGCGAGCACCCACGCTGGAATCGTCCTGTGATTGCTGCGAATTCTCGCTATCAGGTGCGTCGCATCGCGGGTCGGCACGGGATCGATGAAGTAATCACCTGCCGAGTTAACGATAGCGCTCCCGTCAACATCCTGAAAAACCGGTTCCTGATAAACCTCCGTTGTCCATGACACTTTAACCTCGTCGTCCTCCGGGTCAGTGCTGGACATCGTCCGCTCAGTCGTCCAGGACGCGACCGCCTCCCAGCCGGTATATCCGTCCGTGCAGGATATTGCCAGATTAGTGCAATACGCCTGCCCGTCGTCGGCGTACACCGATCCGATGGATGGCAGGCTTGCGTTGTTTCCGACTGTCGACGCGGTGTCGCTTTTGGAATCGCTCGTCAGGCGGAACGTCTCGCTGTACGTGCGAATCCCGGCAGCGTTTGTCGCTGTGCGTTTCTCCGCGATACTGCCTTCGAAGATGACGGTCATACGGCACCCTGTTCAGCGAGTTTGAGCTTCCGGTCCTGCTGTCGCTCCATCACCTTTGCCATGCCCCGCAGGATGCCGTTCGTTTTCTTCTGTTCTTTGACGGGCGAATCCTTGCCGGTGGATGCCCTCACGGCGAGTGCGAACGCCTCGGCTGATCCTTTCTGTATCGCACCGGCGAACTCAGCGGGCTTGGCTGCGTCGGCAGCGGCGTCAGCGGCGTCAGCGGCGTCGCCACCTCGTAACTCTGGCACGGTAGGAAGCTCGGGCATGGTAGGAGGCTCCGGAGCGGTTGCGGATTCCATCGCCTGCATCTGAGCTAATGCTCGCATTCGCTCGCCCACCACGTCATCGAACGAGGTGGCCAGGCTGGACTGTAACGCCGCTGCATCTGCGGCCAGTGCTGCCTCTACCTCTCCAACTATTCGCTCGGGAATGTCGGGCATGGAAGCAATAACACTACGCGCCCCCTCCAGTAACGGCGTAAAGTCGGGATCGAACGTGCCGGTTGAAAAGAAATCCAGAACTGCCTGCCATACCGCCCTGATGTTTTTTCCGACGTTGATAAACAACGTCAGCGTATAGTCAACCGCTGTGAACAAAATGGACTGAAAGTTATCCGCAAACCATGCTACCGAAGTCGGAATAACTGTGCCGAATATATACACCAACTGATTGCCAAACGCGACCGCCGCCAGTTTGTTCTCGACAAACACAAGCTTGGCGATTTGCTGCCAGTTCGTCATCGCCCATTCGCCTACGGCCATTGAAGCGGTGATGCCAGTGGCGATTCCATCCTGTAGCCATTTCCACTTCTCGGCGATAAATGAAGTCACTGTGTCAAACACGCTACTCACGCCCGACGTTGCAGTATTCGCTGCGCCCGTCCATTCGAGGATTCCCTCAGATATTGAAGCAATCATTGGGGAAAACTTTATAGCTAGCTGGGCGAACGCCCCTCCGATAGAACGCTTGATACGATTTATAGCGTCGTTGGCTTCCTCGACTTTTGCCAGTTCCGCCGCATCAAACCCGAGTCCGAGTTTGTCAGCCTCGGCCTGAAACGCTTTTATACCCTCCGACCCCATGCCGAGCACGTTGACTAATTCAACGCCCGAGCGACCAAACAGATCAGCAGCGGCGGAGGCTTTTAGTGATGGGTCTTCCAGTCCCGCGATTGCATCACTAACAGCCAGAAGCCTATCGTCAGGATTCATAGCCATGAGATCCTCGATGTTCAACCCCATCATGCCGAGTGCATCAGATGCCGCCCCAGTGCCTTCAGACGCCTCGCCCATGCTGCGGCTGAACTTGTCGAACGCCTTGTTCATTGAAGCAACATCGCTTCCGGTCTGCTCTGCTGCGAACCCCATCCCGGCGATTGTTTCCGCACTGAAACCCGAACGTGCCGCAAGTTTAGCAGTCTTGTCCAGCTCTCCCATCTGGCGGACCATGCCAGCAATGCCAGCGGCTGCAACGCCAGCACCGACTGCCAGCCCCGCTCCCATTACTTTTTTCGCGGTTGCCCCGAACCGCTTGAGTCTTGACTGTGCGCCAGTCATCCCTTTGCGGAACTTATCCGTCTTCGCACTCAAGTTGACAACCAGATTACCGATTGATGCCATCAGAGAATGTACTCCTCTGCTGTGCTGGTCGTCACGCCCTGTGACAGTGCAGACGGCGCGACGGACATAACGGCGGCGGTCGCCGCGTCGCGGTCCGCAGCAGTCTCCGGGACGGCCTGACGGTTCCATGGCATCGTCACGTCAGAGATGTCAGAGTCTTTGTGAGTCGCGAGCATTTGGGCAATTAATCCGATCATTCGTTGAGTGTGTGCCACCGGGTAAATCTGATCGAACGCCTGCCATTCCGCCCACTGCTCGTGCCCCATCGCGTCAACCATATCGGACGGACTGACGACGTATGGCGTGCCGAGTGACAGCATCAACATTAACTGTCGGCTGCTGTCCCTTCTGAGTTTTTTACCGACGTTTCCGCGTCCGAATCTGTAATGCCTGACGACTTACTCGCGGCGTTGAACAACCGTTCCACCAGCCCGCCGTGTGACGCGCCCAGTCGTGCGACCTGCTCGCCTGTGAATATCCGTGACCCGTCGTCATCCCGGCAGCATTCCGCCACGAGTCGCTCACGGAATTCCAGCAGCAGTTCGTCGCGGTTCGCCCCCTTGGATTCCTTCTGGAATTGCGATTCAAACCGTGTGCGTTCAGTCGGTGTCATGCCCCAGACTGGAATCACGGCACCGTTGCCGCCCTCCGGAAACGGCACGTCAGTCTTTGGACGTTTGGCGATTGTAAAGAACGCTTCCGCCGTGAGAATCTCACGAGTCATCTGTTGTTTCCTGTGTTGATTGCTGTGACGTGTTCGCGGCTTTGATGCCCTTTTCCCATTCCGCTATTTGGTCCGCTGCGGCTTGCCATTTTTCATCGAAGACATCCGGTCCCCATCCCTCAGCGGCCAGCCGTTCCAGGCATTCATCGTCGGCCGGTTTCGCGTATCCCGCTTTGCAGAGTCGGTATGCGTCCGGGTGGTCGATGATCGCCCCGGCTTTGATTATCCGATGCTGACCGCAGGCGGATACCGTGACGATTGCAGGATCAGTGCGGCTTGTCGCCAGGCTTGTACGTGCGAGTTTAGCTTTCACGGTTCGCCCTTACGTTGCGTAGGTTGGAAGTCCGGACAGCTTCATTCCGACAGACGACTTCACGCCGTCGTCCATTGCAATCGACGCTCCGAAACTGAATCCCGCGATCTTGAACGGCCACGCCGTCGACGCACTGTCGGCGAACGTAATCGAGCCATCCAGTTGCGTTGCCGCTGTTGTTGATGGCGTCGTCAGGTGGTCCGTGATCTGCTGGTGGCCTGCGTTAGCTGGCAGGAAAAACAATTCTGCATTCACGTTGCCCGGCTCCGTGTAGCCGCTGGACAGATATGTATGTCCCGAACCGGTCGTGTCGAGCGTTGTGAATTTGAACGTCTCGTTTTCCGCTCCATCGTGGTCAATACTGAGTACCTCAGAAACGGCTGTGAGTACCGTCGCAACGTCGATTTTCAGAACGCTGCCCTTTGATATCGTTGGCATGGTTTCTCCTTTTTGTGGTTATCGTCGCCCGAGTTTGGCGGCTTCTTTTTCAAGAACCTGCCGTGTCTTCTGTTGTAGTTTCATAAGTGCCGACGCTGCTGATACGCTCGCCCCGATCCGGATCGAATCGGCCGCTGGCATGACTCCGCGACTGGCCCCGCTCTTGTCTGTCACTCGCGATTTCGTGCCCATGAAATACCAGTGAGCATTCTGTTTGCTGATTCCGACGCCACCATTGGTGCCGCCTTTCCCGCCTTTATGTTTTCCAACACCAGCCCCGACTTTCGCCTCTGTCGTGCCGAATTTCTTACGCCGCTTGAATCGTGCCGCTATCGTTTTCTTCGCTGACGAATTCGGCGTTGCCGCCCTCATCGCCTTTCGCATCTCACCGAGTCCGGCACGGACACCGGACGCGATAGCCTTCTGTGCGACCTTGCCGCCGATCTCCTTCAGTGCCCGGTCAAGTGCCTTGTCGCCCGTCAGGAATTCACTCATATCGCATTTCAGTCCCTGACAGATCAAACCCGTTCGGCTTGACGACGGTATAAGCAGACGCCCCGTCAACTCTCGTACGGATTCGATACTGAGTTCTGCCGGTGTCCGACCAATCCCAGTGACTCAAACCCATGTCCATATTTTCGACGGTGTACGTGTGAGTCGTTCCGTCAATCACCCGTGCGATTGTGTCGCCTATCGCTGGGTCTCCGAGCGTCAACGCCGTAGCGTCAATCAACCAGTCAACCAACTCGACAACAACTTCCGCCCCCGCGTTCCCGATTGTGCCGTACCGCAACTCACCCTGTATCGCTTTTGATATCGTGATACTGGTCGACGCTCGCGTGTAGGTGACGGACGCCCCGGCGATGTGCCGGGATGCCCGCATTCCTACCTTCAACGCTCGCTCATGTGCGGACAGCGTCATCGGTTATACTTCCACGGCTTCGGTGATTGTGATCGCGTCCGACGTGAACAGCGGCACGTTGAACGCCGATTGCGGAAACGGTGCCGGCGCACCGGTCGGATTGGTTGCCGTTCGGCCTTGCTGAAGCTCTTTCAGCATTGTCCGATTGGTGACCATGAAATCAGGACCGCCGCCTGATGGAAACGCCGCCAGCAGATCGCTGATGAAATCATCCGTCAGCGGCTTTGTGTCAGTCGTCACGCTCAGATTGGCGATTCGTCCTGCACTGTACTTTCCGCCCAACTGGAGCCCGATATACATGCTGCCGGGGCAGAAATAGACTGGATGGTTCGAGTCGTTCGCTTCAGTGACGATAGCTTCGCCGATCTGAACGCCGCGAGCCATTGGCGTTACGAGCTTCACGTCGTTGTCGCCCGTCTTGATCGCGTACAGACTGGACTGTTCTGACGCAGTTGTGCCGCCCGCACCGATGACCATATCGTCAGCCAGTGCGTCGAGATTCGAAGAACCGAGCAACCCGACGAAACCGGCAGAATCGCCGGGACTGGTCACGCCGTAGATGACCTGCTGCTCAAGAGCGAACAACGCGGCGTTAAGGTGCCGAACACCTTCACGGGCGATTAAGTCTTCCGGACCATTCCGCCACGCATTTGCCACGGCGAAGTCAACACGCCACGAGAAGTCAAGAATCGTACACGCCGCAGAGACGACCGTGTCAATGGAGTGATCGTAATCGCGGCCCGCGTTTGCCGCTCGAAATCCGACTACAGGCGCACCAGTGAACGTATTGTACTTGTGAGTCTCCGAACCGTCGGACGTGTCGGAAATCGGAAGACGTGCCACCAACGGCGAAGCGTTCAGCACCTCGCTGGTCGTGGTGTCATCCACATCGAGTGCGTCGGCGACGAAATCCGCCACCGTCAAAAGATCGTTAGCCATGAGTTCAGTTCCTTTGTGAGTTGTCAGGCGTTGCCTGTGTTAGTTTTCTTCGTAACTGCGACCAGAGATTCTGATCTTGCTGCTCAGTCCGCCCCGCTTCGGCTGTGGCGAATCGTTGCCTTCGCCATATTCCGCCGGCTCAGATTCGCCGGTATCGATGCTGTTCAGCGTTTCCTGAAGTTCGCCGACCTTCGCTTGTAGAGCGTCGATCTTTGCGTTCAGCCCGCCGATGTGGCGTGATTGAGCGTCACTGAAGGACAGCCCCTCAGCGACCCATTCAGCCGCACTGGTTGCACCGAACGCCTCCGTAAATCGTGACAGTTCCGCCGCGAATTCCTCGCGAACGTCCGCCGCGCTCAACTGTGGTTCTTCTGCCGGTGTCTCAACCGGCGTGTTATCTTTCGGCATGTCGTCACCTTTCGTGACTAGGGTTAAATCGTGGCGAGAAAGAAAGCGAGTCACTGCCGCAGATACGCGGTCAGCGTCAACGCTCAAAAAAGCACACTCCGGTTTCTCGCCAGATAGGCCGAGTGCGTATTCCATGAGGCTGTCTGCCTCTTGTGCAATTTCCTGCTCCCGGTGAAACAGTCCGTTCGGATTCGCAGCCGGTTCATCGACCACGTCACCCGCTCGCAGCCGCGTCAGCCTCGCGTGCTGGAAGTTGTTTAGATTGTCCTCGTCCGGACTCACAAACCGTGCAGGCTTGCCGCTGGTGTTTTCTGTTTCGTGTTCGTTCATTGCCTGCTGATCGAATTCAAAGACAATCGACAGGCCGAACGATTCCGGATCTTCTTCCGCCAGACTCATCACGTAGTCGGCCAGATCACCGTCAGGCGTTTTCGTCGCAAACTCCGCGAAGTTCAGATCACCCACAACGCGATCACCGATAGTTTTCGCGTCTGTGATCCTGCCGAGCTTCGACGCCATCCCATCCGACGACAGGCCCGGATGTGTGAAGCGTGCTTTGATTCCGCCGGATGCCGCTTCGCTGCCGTTGATTGCTGCCGTCACGTCAGACAGGAAGTCTTGGTCGATCCACATATCGTGGCCCAACGCTTCGCCGCGGGTGATCACCGATACGCCGCGAATCACGCCGGCCCCGAACGTGCCACCGGATCGGTCGACAGATTCCGCACCGCGTGCGACCGATGCCCGCAGATATTGCGGTTGCTTGCTGATGTCCTTTTTCATTACTGCCGCCCCCTGGTATTGTTTGGTTCCGGCGGCGACTCTTCGACGACTGGCTGCATGGCGTATTCCAGCGTCACGCCGCGTTCCTCCGCGTATGCGTTCGCCTTCGCAATCGCGTCTACGTTTTCCTCAAACTCGCCTCGCCCCGCCTCTTTCGTGATCCGATACGGATTGTCCAGCCCGGCCTTGATTGCGGCGACAGCCCCGTTGATCTCTTTGGCTGGATCCCACCACGGCATACCGCGATGCACCCACTCAAACGGCAGATCCTTGATCGTCTGGCCTGCGGGCAGTTGCAGCTGTCCGTTGATCACCCATTGCTGCAATTTCCAGACGGTGACCTTCCGCAGAAATTCCAGAACGTCCGCCCGCTTGTGCTGGCAGGACCGGTCATACAAGAGCCACGCGGCACGGCTGCCGAAGAAGTTTGTGTGCGACTCGTCCACGAAGTTGTACGGCAGGTCGAGCGACTTGATTGCGATGCTCAGAACCGTCTGCATGAACTCGCGTGTATTGCTGCCTGGATTGTCCGTCTTTAAGAATTCGGCCTTGTCGCCTGGATCCAGATCCAACTGCACCGGACCTTTGCCGAAGTCGATCTCGTAGCCGTTCGCGTCGGTCCCGGTCGCTGTGCCGATTGATTCCTCCGCGTCGCGATAGAAGACAAGAGCGAATAGCTGTTCGACTTTCATTTTCGCGAGTGCAAGATCGATTGATTCATAACAATCACGAAACGAATTCAACGCTGCGGCCAGTGGCGAGATTCCCCGCACCTGGTCGAATCGCTCGAAATGCCCGTGATGAATCATCCGGCGTGCTGGTACGTTTCGGGCAAATTGGAATTGACTGGAATCTGTGCGGTTCCAGAGTGCGTACTGTGCAGATGCCCCCGCACGATTCACGCGGATTCCGTTGTACCATCGGTCGCCCTGTTCGATCTTGTCTGGCTGGCGGATTCTGTCCGCTTCGATGACCTGAAGATGCCCCGTCTGGAGTTTCAGGGCCATCACGTCGCCGTCGATAGTGCGGCGTGATTCCACCATCCGCAACATCTTGTTGAACGAGTGACGCCCGGCCGCGTCGCACTGTGACGGACGCTGCCAGTCCCGCATCAGAGATTCGATCTGCTGATTCAGTTCGTCGGATTGCGTCCGCATCTGGAAATCGAATAGCGAAACATAGTCGAGATGCTTCCGAATCGCCCACGCGACAATCGAGAAGTTCCTCGCCATGTCCCGCGTCGCACCGATCATCCGGTGACGGTCGGCGTTTTTTAGGTTCTGATCTTCATGCTTCAGGACCGACGAAGCGGCTTTGCGTTTGCCGCTGGATTTGACCGCGTCGTATCCGCTCGCAAATGCGGCGGTCATTCGGTTGGCTGTGCGTGTCAGGATGTTCATGGGGTGAAGTTCCCCATGTTGACCTGCGCCGCCCGTGGTCGCTTCGACGGTTGGCCTGTACAGCGTTCAATCTCGCGATTAATCCGGTTCAGCGTCGACTGCCGATCCGCAATGGACGCAAACGAAGTTGACTGACCGTCCACGGTGATTGACATCACGCCCGAGGCGATAGCGTCTTCGAGTGCGTCTCTACGGTCTCTGAGTGTTGCGAGCGTTGCCATGCCTGCAATTTTGCGGGCGGCGTTTAGTCTACGCTACACTTTACGGGGTGCAGTTCTCGGATTCCGAGACTCATTGATACAGCCGCGTTTTCACTTTGTAATGCTGCCCGCACCCTCTGCATTTCACTGGTGACCACGCCACTACATTAAACGGTCGATCCGTGACGCTGCACGTTCCGTTTATGTGACGAACGATAATATCGCTAACCGTTCCGTCCACCAGATGCCTTACCACCGCCTCTTTACATGATCTGGTGGTCTTGCTGCATCGCGGGCAAACTGCCGGCACCTCATCGACCACCGGAATATCTACCTTCTTCGGCGTTGCCTTCTTTTTCGTTGCCTTGCTCATAAGTAGCTGACCTTCCGTTGCCGTTTTGTTTTTGCCTGCGGTTGCACCGCCTTATTAAACGCCACCTTCCCGCTGATCGATGCTGCGATGATCGCCCCGCACGTTGTGTCGAGCCAGTGATTGTCCGGTTGCCCCGGCATCATTCGCCATTCTATGCAGGTTCCGTGCGGCCCGCTCGTTTCGGTTGAATACTCTGACGACGAAAGATGCTCACAGTATCGCCGGTGATCGCCCTTCGGCAACTCGAACGATCCGCCCCGGCCCGCGTCGGTTGCCAGTCGACGATGGAGGAATGTCTTTGTCGCGTTTGTGTCGTTGAATGCGGTCCTGATTCCCTTGACTGTTTTGTCAGCGGCCAGCGTCCACGGTATCGCACCGTCCGTGCTTCTCAGTTCGTTCTTCTTCTTCTGCCGCTGCAGCATCGGAACGTCGCCCGCTTTCACTCCGCGACCGAACAGCGGGAATACCCGCCGAGCGAATCCGCTATTCAGAATCGCCGTCTTAACGCTGCCGATCTGGTATCCACCGTCGACCAGGCCGATATCAAATCCCAATTCCACACCGTCCTGACGTTTCCATGATCGATTGCACAGGTCAGATAGCAACATCTCAATTGCCTTCTGAACGGCCCGCTCCTCGCTTAATCCTCGATGTGTCTGCTGTATCGATTTTCTGATTGTGCGATAG